GTAGAGTTTTTCTTAGACAGTACCCATATTGATGGTATAGAGTATGGGAAAACTTCAACTATATTAACAGCAGATAATGGTTCAATAAAAGCAGACAGTACTTTAGTAAAAGCTGATGCAACATTGATAGCTTCTTCTAACTCACAATCATTTTATACAAGTGGTATAGCTAATTCACCAAATGTAAACAGAGTTGTTCTAACAACTACAGATAATAAACAAGTAGAGTTGACAATAAATTTAATAGAGGAATGCAAAAATACTCCTAATAAAATAACGTTTATAAATAAGTTTGGAGCATTACAAGACATCTGGATGTTTGGTAGAAGAAAAGAACAAGCAAGTGTATCAAGAGAATCTTATAAAGTAAATACGATAGAAACTACTTCAACTGGAGTTTCTTATGCTACTAATAAATCAACAGATAGACTCCATAATGTAAACGCACAAAAATCATTAACACTAAACACTGGGTATGTTTGTGAAGATTACAATGAAGTAATTCAACAGTTACTATTATCTGAGTTTGTTTGGATCCACGAAAACAATAAAGTATTTCCTATTATCCCAAAAGATAATGTTGTAGAATATCAAACCAATCTATACGAAAAGCTTCTTAATTATACAGTAAGTTTTGACTACGCTTATAACGAGATAAACCTAGTTAGATAATGCAAAGGGTTCAATTATATGTTGAGGATAAAGATAGCAATCTTCAGCTTGTAGACTTGTTTCAAGACGAAACACTACAGGTTACCTCTACTATACAAGACGTTAAAGACATCGGTAAGATATTTACTGATTACTCACAAACCTTTAATGTACCAGCATCCACAACTAACAATAAAATATTCCGTCACTTCTATAATTATTTTATAACTACTGGAGCATATGATTCTCGTAAAAAGAAAATAGCAGAAATCCATTTAAATTATATGCAGTTCAGAAGAGGTAAGATATTCTTGAACAATGTGAAGATGAAAGGTGATAAACCATACTCTTATAGCTTGACATTTTATGGGGAGACAGTATCACTTAAAGATTTAATAGGGGATGATGAATTAACCAAATTAACATACTTAACTAATTACAACCATAAATATACAAATATTCAGGTCCAGTCAGGTTTTGAGGCTGGAATAGATTTTACAGTAAATTCAACTCTACAGGAGAAAGCAATCATATACCCCCTTATAACTTCTAAGAAAAGATTATTCATTAACTCTGATTCCACTACTAGTAATATAGAACTAAACAGTACTGGCAATCTATATCATAATTCTTCTAGTCCTGACACAGCAAGAGGTCTTGAGTTTACCGATCTGAAACCAGCAATAAAAACAATCCATATTATAGAGGCTATTGAAAGCCAATACAACATAACATTTACTAGAGACTTTTTTAGTTCAGCAGCATTTACCAACTTATATCTATGGTTAAATAATGTGAAAGGTGATTATGATGAAGAAGAAGAACTCTTTGAGTATAATGTTGAGGGAGACAATTATTCAAGGGATACAGCTTTTTCTCCATCAGATGATGCATATCCTAATCCATCTTATAACAATGCAGATCTTACAGAAGTAACATTTGAAAGCGGTATTATGAGTATAACAAATGCTGCAAATTTTAATTATGATATATCTATGAATGGTAAGTTTGTTCTAGCTTCACCTGATGTCTCTTTTCAAATAATAGCTACTCAATGTGATTCTTCAGGAAAAACTATAAAAGAAGAAACAATACCTCATTTTGTTATAGGAACTACTCCCAAAACTTTTACAGGCAGTAATAGAATATTTGAATCAACAGATGCCTCAACAACTAAACACTTTAAGTTTAAAATAAAGTCGAAAGGGGCTATAGCATTGACCGACCCTAGAGTAGCTGTAATAAAATATGATGGGATAGGGGGGGCTATTGAAGTTTATAAAGACACAAATATACCTGTGGATGGCATACAAACCTTTATGGATGTAAATCTTACTAAAGAACTTTTTATGCCTAAGATAAAAGTAATTGAGTTTTTGACTGGTATATTCAAAACGTTTAATCTAACCGCTTATTTTATAGATGATATTTCAGATCCTAAGTTTGGTCAGATATATGTTGATACTTTGGATAATTATTACGCTGATGCTACTAACAATAGATTAGGTGCTACAATAGATATAGATAAATACTTAGACACAAGTGAACATACAGTTGAATCTATATTACCTTTTACAGATATAGAATTTAAGTATAAGGAAAATCAAGCATTACTTATGAGGCAACACGAAGAATCTTTTAATGAAGTATTTGGTGATGCTGAATTTAATGTTAGGAGAACTTTTCCAGATAAAATTGATAGAGGGACTAAGTACGAAATTAAGATACCATTCACCCATTTAAAATATGAAAGGCTTATAGATGGTTCCCTTGCATCTCAAGGATTTAATTCTAGTTTAGGTGCTGTTACTAGAGAAACGCTTCTTCAATGGGGATATTCTGCTGGGGGTGATTTTGACCCAGACACTTCAGTTACTCCTCCAACTGGTGATTATGAATCGGTAGCTGTTAAACCTTTGTTGTTCTATGGAATATTAGAAACTAGTCTTCCATCTAGTAGTAAAATAAATTGGATTTATGGTGGAGCTGCTGGTGTTCCTATAAGTAGTTACTGGAGACCATCAAATTCAAATGAGGAAGGTAGCACAACTGTTGCTCCATCTTTTACATTAAACTTTGATCAGGAGTTTGATGAATGGAATGCAACTGATTATGTTGGAGTTACTGATCAACAAAGTAATTCTTTGTATGAGAAGTTCTATAAGAAGTATGTGGAATCAGTATTTAACCCAGCAAAAAGAGTATTTAAAGTTACCGCTTATTTACCTCCAAACATATTAGTAAACTATAAATTAAATAACCAGATTAAGATACAAGATCAGATGTTTCGGATTAATTCTATAACGACTGAGCTTACAACTGGTAAATCAGAATTAGAGCTGTTAAATATATTCTCTGAAGATATAATACAATGATAAAACAAATATTAGAGTTATTGGCAATCGATGATTGGTATGGGGTATCTGAGAATATAGATATTGCTAAAGGAAAGTATAAAGCCTGTGGTAATATGGAGGATGTCAGACAACAATTAAAAAGGATAAGGTATGGCAACAGATGATAAGAGAATAATTATAAGGATAGATGTTGTTGAAAAAACTGCATCTGCAAATATAAATAAGACTAAAAAGTCTGTTGATAACCTAGCTTCATCTACACAGAAACTAGCTAAAGCTACTAACAATAATAGAGCACAGTCTGGGCTGAATAATGCTATATTAATCGAAACAGGTCGTGTTGCATCTGATGCTTCTTTTGGTATACAAGGTGTAGCTAACAACATTGGTAGATTAACAGAATTATTTCAAGAATTTAGCAGAACAGGAGCTGGTGGGGTAAGAGGGGCATTTGTTCAACTAGGAAAATCATTAATGGGTGTAGGTGGTCTTATAGTTGGATTTCAACTACTTTTATCTTTTGGTCCTAAGATTGTAAAAAAGTTTAAAGAAATGAGAACTGCCGCTAGTGAATTAAGTGGGGCTTTCGATGATTTGGGAGAGAGAGCTTCCAAAACTGCTGGTAAATTTGAAATATATATAAAAACAATACAATCCTCCACAAAAAGCGATGAAGAAAAGAAAGATGCGATAGAGGCATTAAACAAAGAATTTCCTGATTATATAAAAGCACTTGATGATTCTGGAGTTTCTCTAGAAGATGTCGCTAACAAAACAGAAGGGGCAACTAAACAAAATAATTTATATAGAGAAAGTATTGTGAAGTTAGCTATGTCTCAAGCTGCTTTTGACAAAATACAAGAAATCCAAGGCAAAATAATTGAAATACAAACAGAAAGAAATAATAAGGCACAAGAGGAATTTGGTAAAACCACAAAACAATTAAGGGAAGATATACAAGATTACAATTCTGCACAAAAAGAAAATTTAGCAATAACAGGGACTAGTGTTGGTACATTACAGGATTTAAATAAGGAACAAAAAGAACTTTTAAATTTTAGGCGAGATGAAGAGGAACAGCTAACTCGTCAAATAAATTCATTACTACCATATATTGACATTCAAAAAGAAGAAGTAAAGGTCAAGAGTAAATCAAATAAGCTATCAGAAGAAAAAAATAAGTATGATATGCTTGAGATAGGCAACTTTGATCATCTTATTGATTTAATAAAAGAAGCTGGTCGTATGAGGGAGTTTTTCTTCAATAAGGAAATGGACATCATTATATCTAGAGAGGAAAATTCTCAAAACGCTATAGAAATGGAAAGACAAGGTTTACTAGCAAGGGCTGATACTCTGGTGGAACTTGGTCTTTTAGAAGAAAATGCAGCTAAATTAAAATTTCAAATAAATCAATATTACAATAAATTAGCCGCTGAAGATCAAGAGAGATTAGATGAGCAAGCATTTGCTATGAGAATGTCAATGATCTCCGCTTATGCTGATTCTCTTGGCAGTTTATCTCAAATAATTGGAGCAAATACAGATGTGGGAAAAGCTGCTGCTTTAACAGAAATAGGGTTAAACACTGCTGTTGGTTTTATGAATGGTCTAATTATAGCACAACAACAGGCTAAAGCTGCTGGACCAGTTGCTGGATTAGCTTTCCCTTTATTTTATGCTCAACAAATTGCTTCTGTATTAGCTGCTGCATCTCAAGCAAAAAGTATTTTACAAGGTGGAACACCAACTGGGGCTACTAGAGGAGCTGGTGGGGATACAACTCAAGTAGAAGCTCCAGACTTTAACGTGGTAGGTGCATCTTCAGAAAGTCAGTTAGCACAGTCTATAGGGGAACAACAAACTAAACCAATAAAAGCCTTTGTAGTAGGCAAAGAAATTACAACACAACAAGAGTTAGATAGAAATACAATAAACACTGCTGGACTAGGTGGTTAATTTAATAGATATGAGAATTATAGAATTACTTATTGACGAAGACGAATTGTTATCAGGTATTGAAGCTATATCAATAGTAGATAGACCAGCAATTCAAGAACACTTTGTTGCACTTAAAGATCAACAAAAACATCAACTTGCCGAAGTAGATAAGGAAAAGAGAATCCTAATGGGAGCTGCTCTAGTTCCAAATAAACATATATATAGATCTGAAGAGGAAGAAGAATATTATATATACTTCTCTGAAGATACTGTAAGAAAAGCATCTGAACTATTCTTAATGAGGGGTAACCAGAATAAATCTACATTAGAACACGAAGCTGAACTCAATGGGTTAAGTGTTGTTGAGAGTTGGATCGTAGAAGATGAGGTCCACGATAAAAGTGTAAAGTATGGTATGGACCTTCCTGTAGGAACTTGGATGGTTTCAATGAAAGTAAATAATGATAATGTTTGGGAAAATTATGTTAAAACTGGTTTGGTCAAAGGTTTCTCTATTGAGGGATACTTTACTGATAAAATTAATATGGCACAAATCACCGATGTTAATAAAGGCGAATCGGATGAAATACTTCTAGAGGTAAAGGACCAACTAGAACAAGATTTACTTAAACTAAAAACATATAGTGATTATCCTGATGGAGTAGTAAATAATGCCAAAAGAGTTCTTGATTGGGTTGATAAAAATGGATGGGGATCTTGTGGTACTGCTGTAGGAAAGCGTAGAGCCTCTCAGTTAGCTTCTAGAAGCAATCTAACAGTATCTACAATAAAAAGGATGTATTCCTTCCTTTCTCGTCATAAAGGCGATTTAAAAGCCTCTAAGAGCTATTCTGATGGATGTGGTAAATTAATGTATGATGCTTGGGGCGGTAAAGCTGCATTAAGATGGAGTAGAGGTAAGTTAAGAGGTTTAGGCGAAATAAAGATGGCTACAGCTGTAATAGATGATGATTACGCTATTATAGATGATAGACTTGCTTTCTCAAACAAAGAGATGGCAATTAAAGCAGCTAAAGATTTAGGGTGTAGCGGTTACCACGAACACGAACTAGATGGTAAGAGATGGTATATGGCTTGTGAGAAACATATTCTAGCCGAAGTAGATGATAAAGGGAATGTTAAATCTAGTCCTAAAGCACCTAAGTCTGGCACTAAGAATAAGAATCCCAAAGGTAAAGGAACTGCAAAAGGAGATGCTTCTGGTAAAAGAGGAGCTAAAGTATCTGCTAAAGATAGAGCTACCTTAAAAAAGAAATCAGATGAGTTTAATGAAAAATATAAAGAAAAACTTGGCTATGGTGTTAGCGTTAGCGTTCTTGCTTCTGTCTTTCAGCGTGGCTTGGGGGCTTTTAACACAAGTCATAGTCCTAAAGTTAGATCAGCTTCTCAGTGGGCTTTTGCTAGGGTTAATGCCTATCTATACTTAATAAAAAATGGTAGACCACAGAATCCAAAATATACTACGGATTATGATTTACTCCCAAAGAAACATCCTAAAGGAAAGAAATGAAGAAACCTATAAGAAGAAGAAAAAAAGCAACTGTATCTAGAACGTCTCCTAAGAATGGCAGAAGGGGATGTCTATGTCCAGATGGTACAACATATTCTATTGATTGTTGTGATGGAACTCTTGAGGCTCAAGGTATAGGAAAAATATAAAAATACAACACTTATTTTTTAACCAGTTATTTTAATAAATTATAATTATTATGAGTTCAACAACTATTTTGAATGACATTCTACAAAAGCTGTCGATTCTTACTAAAGAAGATGAACTTGCTCAAGATATCTCTGAGGTAGAGGTTAAAGAGGAAGTTATAGAAACTAAAGAAGATCAAGCAAAAGAAGAAGTCAAAGAAGAAACTACTGAACTTTCAGAAGAGCCTACCGAAGCAATCGAAGAGGTAGAAGCATCTGAGGAAGTAGAAACTCAAGAAGACGAAAATCTAGCAGAGGGTTATGTCTCTGAAGAAAAATATCTTGAGGATATGTCAAGGCTTAAAGCTGAGATTGATGCAATTAAAAAAATGATTGATGAAGAAATGGGTTATATGAAGAAAGAAAAACAAGCTTTATCAGAGCAAGTAGAAGAGCTTTCTAAAGAACCAGCTGCTGAAGCAATCAAACACAATCCAGAAGAAGGACAAGCAAAAAAGCTAAACTTTACTTACGGACAAAACAAGCCTCAAACCACATTTGATCGTGTGATGGCAAGAATTAACAATAAACAATAATTAAATTAAATAAAAATGGCTACAACTACTTCTATTACTACTACCTACGCTGGAGAGTTTGCTGGACAATATATTGCAGCAGCTTTACTAGAGGGGTCTACTATCGCCAGTGGCGGTATTACAGTAAAACCAAATGTAAAGTTAAAAGAGGTTATTAAGAAAGTATCTTCTGACGGAATCGTTAAGGATGCTACTTGTGATTTCGATGCAACTTCTACTTTGACACTTACTGAAAAAATTCTTGCTCCAGAAGAGCAACAAGTCAATCTACAACTTTGTAAAAAAGATTTCGTAGCTGACTGGGAAGCTGTTCAAATGGGATTTTCTGCCTATGAAAACTTGCCTCCTTCTTTTAGTGACTTCTTAATCGGACACGTTGCCGCAAAAGTTGCTCAAAAAACTGAGCAAAACATCTGGGATGGAAACACAAGTAACAACGGACAATTTGATGGTCTTACTAAATTAGTATCTCTAGATGCTGCTTTACCATCTGCACAAGAAGTTGCTGGTACAACAGTTGACTCTTCAAATGTAATTGCACAGATTGGTTCTATAGTAGATGCAATCCCATCTTCCCTTTATGGAAATGAAGATCTTTTCATCTATGTTTCTCAAAATATTGCTAGAGCTTATGTTAGAGCATTAGGCGGTTTTGGTGCAAGTGGACTTGGTGCTGCTGGTACAAACGCACAAGGAACTCAATGGTGGAATAACGGAAGCCTTAGTTTTGATGGTGTAAAACTATTTGTTGCTAATGGTCTTGCTGACAACAAAGCAATCGCTGCTGAGAAGTCTAACTTATTCTTTGGAACTGGTCTTATATCTGACCACAACGAAGTTAAAGTAATCGATATGGCTGATCTTGATGGTTCTCAAAATGTGAGAGTCGTAATGAGATTTACCGCTGGAGTACAGTATGGCATAATTGAAGATATCGTTACTTATGGTATCACCAACTCTGCTAACTAATAAATAATTGAATAATCAAGAAGGGTGGGTGAGCCGAGTGCCTACCTACCCTTTTTTAATACCTTAAAATATGGCTTGTGATTTAACTGGAGGAAGATTAAAACCTTGTAAAGATGCTGTAGGTGGTGTTAGAAAGATTCACTTTGTTGATTTCGGAGATTTAGGAGCTGTTACTGTAGGTAGCAACGATGAAATTACTGATTTCGCTGGTTCTTTTAACTACCATACTTATGATGTCAAAGGGAACTCCTCTTTAGAAACAAATATTCAAACTTCCTTGGAGAATGGTACTACCTTCTTTGAGCAAGTACTAAACGTAACGCTACATAAACTAACCAAAGAGGATAATAAAGAACTAAAGCTTATGGCTTATGGTAGACCTCACGTTTTTGTAGAAACATTTGATGGTAGTTTATTATGTGTTGGTAGAGAACACGGAGCTGAAGTAACTGGCGGAACCGCTGTTACTGGAACTGCGATGGGTGATCTTCAAGGATATACCTTGACTCTTACTGCTAACGAAATAACAATGCCTAATTTTGTAACTGGAGCTACTGCTGCGGATCCTTTCGCTGGTATGGGGACTTCAACTGAAACGCAATCTACTCAACGTGCTGTGTAGTTAGATTGATGAGTTTTCAATTCAAAAGGGGGTATTTTACCCCCTTTTTTTGTATATTAGAGAAAACAATTCAATAGGGTATTAGTTATTTTGTTATATGGAAATATTACCAATAACAGGAAGTAAGATATTAAAGATCATTCCTAGAGAAGATGTTACTGCTCCAGTAATTAAATTAACTAATAAGGAGACTAGAACTACAACTACAGTTACTCCAACAAAGACAACTGAGAATGGGTATATGGTATTGACTAGTGACTTTACAGTAGCTAAAGATACCCTATATAGATATGTTATTGAGAAAGCGAGTAATGATTCAACTGAAATATATAGAGGGTTGATTTATGGGACTGACCAACAAGATAAAGAAAAATACTTCGTTAACCAGAATGAATATACTGAGGAAGCGAGTTTCGATAATGAATTTATAATAATATAATGTCAAGAAGAAAATCTGGAAATAGAACAAATCCGACCAAACCTAAAGACACTGTCCACGTTGTTAATCTGTCTAGTTATACATCAACAAAAGTTGTTGAATCAAAGAGATACGATTGGGTTGAGTATGGAGATGATAACGAATACTTCCAATATCTTATAGATAGATACAATGGATCTCCGACAAATAACGCTGCTGTAAACGGAATAGCTGAAATGATTTATGGGAGAGGACTAGATGCAACTGATAGTAAAGATAAGCCAGAAGATTACAATAAAATGAAAGAATTGTTCTCTAAGGACTGTATGAAGAAGGTGTGTTATGATTATAAAATGATGGGTCAATCAGCTCTTCAAATAATCTACTCTAAGGACCGATCTCAGATAGTACAAGTAGAACACCTCCCTATCGAGACAATAAGGGCGGAGAAGGCTTCTGATGGAGAAATAAAGGCATATTACTACAGTAATGATTGGACCAAAGTAAAGAAGAATGATAAACCAAAAAGAATATCAGCTTTTGGGACTAGTAAAGATGGAATAGAGATATTATATATCAGACCATATAGAGCTGGATTTTATTACTATTCTCCAGTAGATTATCAAGGAGGATTACAATATTGTGAGTTGGAAGAGGAAGTTGCTAATTACCATATTAGTAACATCCAAAACGGACTTCAGCCTTCTATGTTGATTAACTTCAATAATGGTACTCCTGATAAAGAACAAAGAGATGCTATTGAAAGATCTATATATGATAAATTCAGTGGGACTAGTAATGCTGGTAAGTTTATATTAGCATTTAATGATAGTAAAGAACTTGCTGCGACTACTGATCAGGTAACTATACCAGATGTTCATCAACAATATCAATTCTTATCTGATGAGAGTATGAAGAAAATTATGGTATCCCATCGAATTGTTTCTCCAATGCTTGTAGGAATAAAAGATAACACAGGACTCGGTAACAATGCTGATGAGCTTATGACAGCATCTTTACTTATGGATAATACTGTAATTAGACCAATGCAAGTTACTATTATAGATGAGCTTGAAAAGATACTAGAATATAATGGTATAGAACTTGACATCTACTTCAAAACACTCCAGCCTTTAGAATTTACTGATTTAACAAATGCGGTTAGTGATAGTGAAATAGAGAAAGAAACTGGAATTAAGAAAGATGTAGAAGAAACTGTAGATGAACAAATAGAAGAAACTGACTAATGGCAACACCACTATTTATTAAGAGATCGGATATCGTAAAAAACACTGCATTAAGCGGTTCAGTTGACCCTGATAAGTTCTTGCAATTTGTTAAGTTAGCCCAAGAAATACATATTCGTAACTTCTTAGGTACTGATTTATATGATAAAGTAAGTAATGATATAATTGGTTCATCTTTAGCTGGAGACTATTTAGCTTTAGTAAATGACTATATACAACCTATGTTAATTCATTACGCTATGGCAGAATATCTTCCATTTGCTTCTTATACTATTTCGAATGGAGGAGTATTTAAACACAATAGCGAAAACGCTAGTCAGCCATCTAAAGAAGAAATCGATATATTAATTACAAAAGAAAGGGATTATGCAGAATATTATACTAATAGATTTATTGACTATATGAGCTTTAATGCTAGTTCTAAGTTTCCAGAATATTATAGTAATAATAATGAAGACATACACCCAGACAAAGAAAACTACTATCAAGGATGGGTATTGTGAAGCAAGTATATAAGCCTAAACAAGAAAACGAAATAAAGCTAAATAGTTACTTAAAAAAGAAAGATGGCAAACTCGATAGATTGGGGAAAAACTTATTGCGAAATCCACGATAACAATGGATTTGGTGATGAACAATGGAGTACTTTTTATATTCCAGATGTTTCAGCTCCTGACTGTTGGGGATTAGTTCCTGTTACTCCTTTTACTGCTGATATAATCAGTTATTTTGGAGGTACATTAAGGGCAGATAATACAACATTTAAAGCAGACAAGACACAATTATAAATAAAAAAATATGGCAACAACTAGTTTAACAACTCCTACAAGTGCTGCAACAGGTAATATACCTTTTGTTGGTTCAACAGCCAATGATTCTACAGGAACTACAATAAGGGAGTCGTTCACCAGAATAAACGCAAGACTTGGTGAAATATACGGATCACAAAATAGTTCCAATGTGGTTCAAACTCCATTTGTAGATGCAGATAATATTAAAGCATCAGCAATTAACGAAGCACATTTAAGTGCAACAAACAGTGCGGTAGATAATTATGTATTGACATATGATGCTGCTTCTGGAGGATTTACTTGGGAGCAGAAATTCGATGGGGATATAACTGGCATAGTGGCTGGAGGAGGTCTTACAGGAGATGCTACTTCAGGAGATGCGAGTTTAGCTGTAGGAGCTGGTACTGGTATAACAGTAAATGCAAATGATGTTGCAGTTGATGCAAGTGCAGTTGATCACGATGCTCTTTCAAATTTCGTAGGGAATGAACACATAGATCACTCTACTGTTACTGTTACTGCTGGTGATGGATTAACTGGTGGAGGTGATATTACCGCTACTAGAACACTTAATGTAGTTGGAGGAACTGGTATAACAGCTAATGCTGATAATATTCAAATATCAGATAATGGAGTAGATCACGATCAGTTAGCTAATAGATATACTGAATCGGTTCTAATTACATCCACAATCGGTGATACTTCCGTAAATTGGTCAGCAGGTACAATATTTAGAATGCAATCAGATTGTACAGGTGATAAAAAATTTATTTTCACTAATTATAAAAAAGGTCAAGTAATAACAATATACAACCTCAAAGGTGCTTATACAATTACTTTAGATAGTGATGCAACAACAAGTGAACTTTTTAATAAAGTAGGCGGAGTTAATTATGATGGAAGTAAGACAAATGTATTACAAGTTGAATGTATTGACGATTCAGCCGATGCAATTTTTAATTATGTCATCGCAACTTTTGCAGGTGACCTAACTCCTTAATTATGAAAGCAAGACAAACAGATGGAAACATCACCACTTATCCAACATTACCTAATACTTGGAATGGTAAGAAAGGATACATCTTAAATTTTAGACAAGCCTCTGAGAAGACATTAAAGTCAGAAGGGTTTTATGATGTGGTACAACCTTCTTATAATCCACTAACTCAAAATATTGGTGGTATAGAATGGGATAGTAAAAAGAAAGTGTTTACACGCAAAATAACTGACATCGATTTCTCTGCTACATATGAAGTGACAGAAGAAAAAGATGGTAAAATAGTCAAGACAGGTGAGGTTAAAAACACTTACGATGTTGCTACTAAAAAAACAGAAATTATAGAAATCTTAAAAGGTAATGCTAATAGACTTTTATCTTCGACAGATTGGCAAGTAACTAGAAAAGCAGAAAGAGATATTGCAATAGACGATGATGTAAAAACTAAAAGATCAGAGATAATAGCTGAATATGATAAAAAGAAAAAAGAAGTAAATGCTAAAAAGAAATACGAAAGTCTTTTAAGTTATGATACTACTTTCTTTCCTGTAAAACTTGATTAATGGCTTTTAACAAAAGATTATTTGTAAGCGGAGAAGCATCAGGAGAATGCACTACCGAAACTGTAACAGCTTTTGGTGCTAATGCTGCAAATTCAACTAATTATGCTGTTTATAAATTAGATGGCAATTCTGATGACGTAACTAACAATTACGATGCAACAAATAACGTAAGTTTTAACAGTAGTGGAAAGTATGGTCAATCAGCTACATTTAACAATACAAATACAGTTATTGAATTACCATCTACAATAGATGACCCAATGCGTAGTGCAGGTGCTTTTACTGTTTCCCTTTGGTATAAACACGCTACGCAAACAAATGCTTATGGTGGTAAAATATTATCTCTATTAAACAATATATACAACTTAATTACTGTACACGCATCAAACAATACACTTACAGCTGTTGTAAGTAATTCTTCTAATTCTTCATCTTCTGTAACATCATCTGCATTATCTACAGGTACTTGGTATCATATAGTTTGGACAGGTAATGCAACCAATGGAGTTTCTTTATACATAGATAGTGTATTAATAGGAAATGCAGCTTGGGATGGTACTTTTTTCACTTATACAGATGCAAATTATAAATACAATCGTTTAGGTTATCAAAATTTATCGATTGCAAGTTTAGTCGGTGAACTAGACCAATTAAGATTTTTTAATAGAGCAGTAACCTCTACTGAAGTTGCTGAGTTGTATGCTGAAACATCTACCACAACATCCAACACAAACCTTTTAAACGATGGTGCTGGAGTTGCTTTATACAGTTTTGATTACGATGCTTCAGATACAGGCGGTTTGTATGATGGTACACCTACTGATATTGACTTCGGAGTAGGTGGTCAAATAAATACAGCTGCAGAATTTAATGGTAGTAGTAGTAGAATTAATTTGCCTGTTGGTTTAGGGACAACAGGTGCACGAAGCAATTCACTATGGATAAAAGTAGATACTTTTCCAAGCAGTAGTATAGATACTTTTTTTTATATTGGTACTCAAGGTGCTAATGAAAATTATGAAACAATGTCAGTTACCTCTACAAGTAAAGTTAAATTTCAACAGAGGATAGGTTCTGCAACTGATATGACTGCTATTGAAAGCAGCGAAACAATAATTGCTGGGAATTGGTATCACGTAGCAACAACTCACGACGGAACAACAGCCAAATTATACATAAACGGAGATTTGTCAAAAGGAGGTTCTGTTAGTTTTAGTAGCTATGTTAATAATTCATCTTTAGCTGGTAATTTAGGTGCTTTCCATACAGCGACACCATCTTACGACGGTTCTATAGACCAATATAGAAGATTCCATAAGGCTTTAGTTCAATCCGAAGTAGACGTACTTTACGCAGAAACAGCGTGTGTCCATACATCTACAACTGATATAGTAGATTTTCCATCAGGAACAACAAATGCTGCTTATTACAAATTAGATAATTCAGCAGAGGATAGTAAAGGAACAAATGACGGAACTGAAACAGATATTGAATATCGTTTTGGTCGCTATGGTCAAGCTGCTGTGTTTAATGGGAGTAGTAGTAAAATAGAAGTTTCAGACCCTGTTATTCCTGTTGGTGCAGCATCTTTATCTTTTTGGTTTAATAATGACAATACTGCTGGTTCTCTTTCAGGTGGAGAAACTCATTATATTTTAGGAAGTGGTGTTTCAAGCTCAAGTAAAGGTTTAACAGCAGGGTTTTTTCAACAAAAGTTTTTTGCTGTAGTTAATAATGGTGCAAGTTCAAGTTCTTTGACAGGTACAACTTTATTTAGTAAAACAAATTGGAATCACTGTGTAGTTACTTGGGATGGAACAACAGGCTCAAATAAGTTAAAAATATATGTAAACGGAAATTTAGAAATTCAAGGCACATCAAGTATTGCTGCTTCAACTATTGGAACTTATACTAACTTTGCTATTGGTGGTACACTTAGTAGTGGGTTCATAGGTGGTAGAGTTGACGGAGTAAGAATTTTTGGCTCGGAACTTAGTGCTGCAAATGTTACGAAACTTTACAACGAAAAGCCTGAAACAGATACAAGTAATTTTAAGGCTGTATTGTATAAAGGTACTGCTGCAAATCAATATATTTCTAATGTAGGAATGGACTTAGAAACAGATGGTGGATTAGTTTGGATAAAAAGTAGAACAGTCAATAATGGACATAGACTTTACGATTCAGTAAGGGGTGCTACAAAAGCATTAA